TACAATCGAAACAGATCATTGACCCCCAGATATGCGCTGTAGAATCTCCATGTTCCGCAGCGCATCAATCGGATTAGACCCCAAGAACGGAAGCGAACGCGTATTGCTCTGAGGCTGCGCCTGTGGTGCAGGAGCCGTGGGCATAATAGGCACAGGAGCAGTGGGAGTGCTCTGAGGTTCCACAACTGGATTTGGAACAAAACCCTCTGGCAATATAAGGCTCTCTGTATCTGTATCTGTCTCAGGCGGTTGAAGAGGCTGGCCCCTCATTTGATTGGCAATCGCAACCATGTTTCGAATTGGCAACTCGTTTGCTAGTCGTGGCTGGCCTTCAATCCTAGACTCCATGATAATTGATTCTAATAAATTTTTTGTGGGCATCATTGGACGAAACTTACCCTGCAACAACAACCCCAGTTCTTCTGTCCCGAGTTTGGATTTTTCTTTCAGTTGCCTAATGATTTCACTGCGGGACAACCCTAATTCTTGCGCGGCACGGATATCTGCAAACATGTCTGCTTGCACCTTCATCAAGTCTTGGTTAACTCGAATAAACTTATCCAAGATTTCGTCTTGAGTCACATCGTTGCGTTTCGCAAAACTGGTAAAACTACCAATCAAGTCAGAACGCTTCGAGGTAAACTCTGCACCTTTGTAATAAAAGTTTTTATCTAAGTCTGCCTTCATTTCACGGAAGCCTGTAAGTAGACTTGCGGCTTCCCCAGCTAACGTATATTCTTCGCCATAACGACCAGGTTCTCCCATTGCAGCTTTAGAGATGCGACCAGGTTCCATTTCACCGCCCCGTTCGCGATAAAACATTTCAATTATACCTGGGGTAAAGCCACCCATAATATGGTTGACCGTCTTCCAGCCACGATCCACGCCGTTCTCACCCTCAATAAAGATCTCGGAACCAGTTTTAGTCCTACCGTTACGAAGAGTAACATCTGCAATGCGTTCTGCCAGTAGACCCTCTGAAGCAAATGGCTCTGTAAATTTTAGGACAGCTTCTGTCATAGCTGTGCCAATCTTATCTAACTCAGAGTCCGTAATTTCACCCTTTTCAGCGTACGCTTGCATCGCAGCACGAACAGGCGCAACCATGAAATCGTATGGCATCATGTAAGAGAGATCGATGTACTCAATCTGCGGCTTACCGTCTTCTTTCTCGTTACGAATTGGGACAAGCGTATGACCTTTCATGAACCAAGGAGCCATACGTTGCAGTGCATCCATTTGTTCCTGTGTGAAATCGGTCAGTTCCATTGCAGCTTTTTGTACAGCAATAGGTGTAACATACGCCATGGCTGCGTAGTTACTCAGACGCTTCGCACCAATTGCTCGAATTTGTCTTTGGAGTTGGGCCGCTTTCTTTGGACCAAGTTTTGCAGCTAGTTCGGGACTAACTTTGTATCCAAGTTCCCGCATCCCCTGCCGAGTAATGTTCGTTGTGGTACGAACAATCTCCGCTGGAAACGCCATGAAGTTACCGACAAAAGGAATCTTACGGATTTGCTTAATCACCTCTGGCACACGGCTGTAGGTCGGCATCGTAGACTTGACAATGTCCGTTGCCATCAAATCTAAGAAATCCATTTCTCCTGTAAGTTCCGAGGTGCGAGGAGCAAGATTAGCGTTTCTAAACTCTTGGGCAATGTCATCCATCGTTGCCGCTGTCCCTTGAGTTCCACGGCGGATAGCGTTAGTGTACTTAGCCTTTTCCCCCATATACCCAACAGTCTTCCAAAAGTTGTCTGTTCCTGAGTAAACTTTCTGCATGGACTGGACAAATGGAAGTTTGTTCAGAACTTTTTTGGACATATCGGAGACTTTGCCAGAGACTTTTAGGTCAGCCCCTTCTTTTAGCAGGTCGCGAAATTCGCTGACAACGTAGTTCTGTTCTACGATTCCAGCCTTTTGCAATATGTTAAAGGTCTTAGCAAACTCGGCATCTTCCATATCCGCCAGTTTGCCAATCGTTAGCCGCGCACTTTCCATCAGGTCCATATCACGAGCGACGTTGCCATTCGCACCAACCATAAAGATCCCTGAGTTAAAGTTACGGATCTGAGACAGTGGGTTAAGAACAGTCTTTGCCATCTGGGACAAACCCTTCGCTTGCAGAGACAAAGCCAGAGCTTCTTGTAGTGGGCTGTTTACGCGCCCAGCTATCGTCAAAGAATCAGCAATCTCAACGGGGACGTAGTGTCCTGTCAAAGCTCCATACTGTCCGCCGAAAGCTTGTTCCGCCAAACTCATTTTCTTTGCGGCCTCATCTGTAGCAAACTCACCCATTCGTTTGTAGTTGAGATCTGCCAAGCGTTTCTCTAGTTCTGTGTTTCCAACAACGTCTCGACCATTGATAGCAAGAGGACGACCACCCGCAGCAAGTTTACCTGCGGCAGTGTTGATGTCTTCAACTGGAATGGAGCGGTAAAACTGGTTTGCAGAGATAGTTTCTGCCATGTCGTTTACGGTGCGGAGGTATAATTCTTTTGGGCTTTTGATTTCGCCCATCAATTCTCGCAGGGTAGGGGCGGCTTCCATCCACTTCAGGCGATCCTTTAACATGCCCTGCGAAATATTAAACAAAGAGCGTTCTTTTATGATCTTGTTTGATGGACCCACGGGTTTCTTTGCGGCGACTAAGGCGCTGTCTAAACGGGCAAGAACATTGTCAACGGAGAGTCCCGCATCGACCACATTTCCGCGGAGTGTACCGTTAACAACTTTAGTGGCTTCTGCCATAAGTTCATCACCAACTAACCCGCTTTTCTTCTGGATTAGTCCGGCAACTTCTTTGACTGCTTTTTCATACAGCTTTGGGTTAGCGACAAACTCTTGTGGGTTTAAGTGCACTTCGTACAGACGACGAAGGTACTTTCCCTGGCTGTCAGAAAACTGTTTAACAAGGGAGGCTTTGGCTTGCGCATTTAGAACTGTGTCTGGAACGTCTTCTACGCTTTTCATAAAGATGTCAGTCATGCCATCAACTTGGGACCGCATGTTTTCTGCCGCTTTAGCAACTTCCGACCCATAGCGTTTAGACAATTCGTCTACGTCAAAGCCCCCAGTCAAATAGGTGTATAAATCGTTGTACGCTTTATCTATACCATCTTTGCCACGTCCGAATAATTTGGAGGATTTTACAACTTTCTTCGCCGCTTTCTCAAAAGCTTGGAATCTTTTTTCTGCTTCTCGAACCGAGCTTTTAGCTACGTTTTCCACATCTTGTATACCTTCATAGATCTCACGAGGAGCAAGACCTTTTGCAGTAAAGTATTTTTCTAAACGTCCACCTGATAGCTTCTCAGCAAGTTTATCAAACCCGTTTGTAAACAAACGCGCTACTTGAGGAACACCTGGGATATATGCGGGCATCCGCGCCGCCGTCCCTACAACAGGCAGTGCCGCCTCAAAACCAAGACCAAGACCAAAACCTTCTGCCCCAATGCGGAACTTGTTCCGTAATCGACGGTAGGCCTCATCCGACCCAGTCAATCCTGTGTCGGCCTCTGTCTTGAGAACATCGGGCAGTGCGTCAAAACTATCTGACAAAGTATTAAATGTACTGGGTGCAATGAAAACATCCGCGGCCCCAGTAGCAAGGGCCGTGGTTCCAGCAAGCTTGACTCGATTGCCAAGCATCGTTTTACCCAAGGCTGAGTTGCCAAAAGCTTCCGCTGTGCGACCAAAACGACTTGTCGCGGGTATAACTTTTGCGCCTTTGGCTATAGAGTTAGCGCGTCCTAACCAGCCAACAATCGGGATAACGGCAGAACCAAACGTAACCACACCTTCAGCAACCTTACCCGCACCGCCTGTAGGGGTGAAGTTTAAATACTCTTTGGTGCTTTCGAAAAAATCAGTAACATCTTTACTGTAGTTCGTGTCCATGGCAGCGTCCACACCCGCAGCACCAAGTTCCACGAGCCCCTGACCGATGTTCACGACCCCTGCACCTATGCCCTGACCGATGTCTTGAAAAGTACCTTTTTCCTCCTCCTCTTGAACAACAGGAGTTGGTACGAAGCCTTCAGGAAGAACGTCCTCAACCGGTGTTGGTACAAAACCTTCGGGTAGGATTAGTCGATCGGTAGCCATTTACCGTCACCTAAGTATTTTATTTTACCATGTACTTGGTCAGTTACTATCTCTCCGACTTTATATTGGTCAGTAGTTAAAGTAACACCGGAACCCGAAAGGTCGCTTTCGAGAAGAGAGTCTGCCTGTTCCTTATAAGCGGGAGACAGTCTTAGCTCCTCAAGCGCAACACGACGTATCACTTCTGTAGGCTGACCATAATAGGATAGGTTCTTACGCAACTCGTCAATCTTACTTTGCAAAGCTTCGGAGAACCGAGGCAGAGGTTCAAACCCGCTATCTGTTTTTATTCTTGCTGACGCCAACTCAAGATCCCGAGTAAACTTCTCTTCCGCTCGTCTATCAGCAAGAGACTCAGTGAACGCTATCTCTTTCAACTTATCATCTCGCGCACGATCTGATGCACGAGACTCACGAAGCTGGACCAATGCTGCACTTGCGGCGTTGGAGATGTTGGTTATAGCGTTAGGTGACTGACCTGCTGCCATGGCAAAACCAAACTGTGCCATGAGCATTGCGGCGTCTTGTGCTTTGTCTTTGTCCGAAAAGCCAAACAGTTTTTGTAGATCGCTGTAGTATTTATCTAATTTGTCGGCACGGGACATACTTGTCGGGTCTGGTGTGTCGTCGCCTTTTTCTTCGTCGTCGCCTTTTTCTTCGTCGTCGCCTTTTTCTCCGTCGCCGCCTTTTTCTCCGTCGCCTTTTGGAAACACATACCCATCTTCATATGGGCCAGGGCCACGCGGTTGATACTTCTTTACAAGCTCGTCAAAGTTTAGCACCGTAGCGTCAAGAACAGTTTCCTTATTTTCTGGGTTGTTGGTTGCTGACTCAGCAACGGCTTTAGCGGCGTCTGCAAGCTCCGTTTCCATTTCGTCTAATGCGTATGGCACGTCTTTAAATGTTTGTGTTCGGCTAAGAACTTGATCCACCGCAGAGGGTAGCGGTATCATTTCGGTGTTCATAAGATCTGTAGCTTTTCTTCGTGCTTCCGCAGCCGCAGCTAAATCTGCTCCTGTTCCAGTAGCCTCAAACTGTTGTTGAGCGGCGTCTGCGACTCGTTCCGCCTCTGCTCTAGGAGCTATGTTTTTTTCGAGATTATATTGATCTATAACCATCTTCTGCACGTTGGCTTCTGCGTTGGCACCGCCGATTAACATAATCTCTGCATTCGTGCCTCGTGGACGGATCTCCCCTGTTGCTGGGTCAAAATCAAAGACCGCCATGCTTGGTGTCCCTTGGTTTAAAATCACTGGAACAAAACCGTCGTTCTCCGTAGCTGCGGCTCGTTCTTCGGAAGCCAAGAGCTTAGAAGCATTTTCTACAGTTGCTTGTATATCTCCACTGTTAATACGAGCTTTAGCTTCATCAGACAAAAGCGCCTGAGCTTGAGCCAATAGCGCATCTTCATCTTCCTCTTGTGGGATATTTACAGGGCCAAGTGCGGCGTTAGCAAGTGCGGCGTCTGTTATCCGTTGTGTTGAGTCATCCATAGTGAATGCCTCTGGCGCAGGCATCGTTGCGTTTGTGAAATCAAGCGTCGTTGCGTTTGTGAAATTAGGAAGAACATCTTGAAATGCTTCCCCAAACCCCGTCACGTCATACATGGGGGGAGACGAAAGTCGAGCTACGAGACTAGGATCAACTTGCGCAACTAACGGTTTGTTTGGATCATCAACACCCAAAGACTGTAGTCCAGACTCAACCATCTGAACCATCTGGTTCGTTGGGGGGGTCAACAACTCTGAAAGGCTCTGCTCAGTGAAGTTTCCACTCAACGGGTTGTAGTCATATGTCGACGCTAAACCCTCACGATCGATGTCGCGAATGCTGCGGTCGTCCACAGATTCTTGGACCGTGGGCACAGGTGCAGCGGGTGTTAACTGACGCTCAACAAACGCGTCGCCTGGACGAAGTCTGTTTACATCCACACCACGTTCAGCCGCAGTAGCGGCGTCCATAACAAACGCCTGTTGCATGATCTCAGGTACGAGATCCTGTAGTCTTGCAAGCGTGTCACCGCGTAACCGAATGGGCCGACCCCCATTTATACCACGGATAATTACAACGTATTGCTCAACTTCAGCTTCCCCGCCATTTGCAAACGTCATGGCCTCGCCCAGAAGTTCTGGAGACGAGGCTAGGATACCACCCATTTCAGCAAGCTTTTTCCGTGCATCACGGTTCGCGAACAGTTTGCGGTTAGCTACGTTCATGCATATCCCCCCATGGCACCACCTGCACCAATCATCAAGCCACCAATCTGAGTATATGGGTTAGGCTGCTGCGGCATTGTAAAGCTGATCTGTGACGACGGTACGCCAGAGAAGATGTCGGAGTAGAACCCAAGCTGCTGATATGGCTGCATGTAGTTCTGATACTGGTTCATGCGCATCGCATCTAGCTCCGCCTGCTGCTGACGTTGCTGGTTGCTGCCCATGCCGTAGAGCATGTTGATGTCGCTCTGAGACAGCTGCTGACCCAAGCCCGCCAGTTTGGCCTGCGATGTACCAACCGATCCAAGTCCGCCTGCCAACGATCCAATGCCCGTGCCGATACCAGTCATGCCAGTGCCCGCACCCATGGTTGCGCGCCCGATGTTGGCCTGCTGCCCTGCCATCTGACCCATGCCTACACCAAGATTCCCAAAGGCTTGACCTGCCGTTTGCTGACGACCCTTTTGAGATTCAAAGGCACTACCTGCCCGAGTCATTGCATCACGGAAACCTTCAGACCGTAGACGGCTACCTAGGTCCGTAGCCGACTCCGCCGTTTGCTCAGCAACCTTACGTGCTTCGAGGTTCGCACGGCTCGCTCCACCCAGTGCAGCCGCGCCCAAACCACGCCCACGCTCTAGGTTCATGGCCTGTGCGCCTTGCTCCCTAATGTCTTTTTGACCCGCCCTCACAACCTCTTCAAGGTACGGATCCATAAACTGCTTATAACCCTGACCCGTAAAGCGACCTTGCGACCGTTCAAGAGCCTCGGCCCCCTGACGGGCAAGACCACGGCCTTCTCTCAGGAACCGCTCGCCTCGTCCAGCTTGCCGTGCGCCTCGCTTAAAGAACCGATCTGCATCTCCCAACGTACCGAGGCCCGACTTATACGCCCCCGCCGCAGAACCAAGGGTGTCCGCCCCCGCTTGCAGCATAGGTTGGTATGCGCCAATCCCCTGCTGGGCCATCTTCATAGCTCGAAGCTGGTACGGCGACATCCCCGCAACTTGGTACTCAGGTAACTGCACCTGGCGCTTGGAAAGAGCTTTGGCTCTTTCTAAAATGTCCTTTTGGTACTTCTTCAGATAGTCGGGTATGCCTGTTACTGCTGCCATGTTTCCACCTACGCTCTCATGCTGCGGTACAGTTTCGCTGCCGCTGCGCCACGCGTTCCATTCGGAGCGTCACCAATAATGCGCCCCGCCATCTCCGCGTCTCCGTTTCCAATGTTTGCTAAATCTTTTAACGACAACACCACCTCGCCATTCGACAAAGCCGCCTCTCGTACAGGGCGACCACCCTGATAAATCATCGCCGGAATATCGTCACTGGTCCCCGTTCCTGGGCCCTCGATCAAACCACCGACGGCATACCCTGGAACGCCCTTATCACGTTGCCGTTGTTGGAACGCGTCGAGTTCCTCTTGGGTGTCAAAGTAACGATACGAAACAGGATCCGTGAAATACCCTGCGTCATCTGTTTCAATGCTGTCCCATTGATCCGACAGATAGTCCTGTAGTTTTTGATACTCTTTAAGCGGATCAGGTGGCCCCTTCATCGCGCCGATGCCCGCGATACCTAGACCGCCTAGCGTTAGTAAGTTGCTGAGTTTTGTGGGGTCGCTCATAATACCACTAAAAAAACCTGATGTAGCTTTTTCGTTTACAGCCTGCTGCGCTGCCGCCCCTGGGCCTAAACCAAGAAGGTTCTGAAAGCCTGATCCACCTGGGCCAAGGAACTTAGCGCCAAGACCACCAAGAGCCGCCGCTTTCAACGCATCCTCTGTACTGCCGCCACTAACAAGAGAACCTATGCCGCTGCCCAACGCACCGCCAAGCACTGGCCCAAGTCCTGGTATACTTGACCCAATAAGACCACCAACTATCGAAAGTAAACTCATTAAGCTTCCCCTTGAATTGCTTCCGGCGCAGTGACTGTGATTGCCGTACTGCGTTTTTCTGCGCCTGTCCAAGCCTGTCCACAATCTGGGCAGTTGCCGTTAGGGTAGCTTGCGATCTCCTCTGGCGTATCAACTGCATTGCTACAGTTTACACAATGCACTGTATCAGAACTTGAAGATGGTTTCCAGCGGGAACCATTCGGCATTATTAATATAGTATCGGTCATGGCGTACTCACTGTTACTGCGCCGACAGTTCCGGTAGCCGCGGACCCCCGTACATGTGGCTTGTATGCTAATGCAATCTTAACGAATCCGTCTTGTTGAAACAATCCTCCATTTTCCAATCCGCTATCGTCGGTCTGAAGCTCTGTTAAAACAAGCTGCGTGTTTCGTCCCTCCCCTGCGTTCTGCATTCGACGCAGATATACAGAAAAGTCCTGCACCATACGCATGAAGTATTGCTGCTCGTAGTCCCGAGGCGGGATTGTAAAAAATGGAACGGGGGTGTTTCTCGACATTACCGTCTCCCGTCGGGGCGGATGTCAACCCGAGGCGTACCAAGCCTCCACGTCGTATCTGTGTCCGTCGATTCTACCCGTAACGCAAACGACCTGCCGCGAAGTCGAACATGGGCCTGCTCGGTAAATTGCTCAATGGGAACAGTCGCAGTCTGCGAAACAGTGGACGCGTCCGAACTCGAATAGTTTGCACCAGGAAAACGACGCGCCTTGAGCGTCATCGTTAGCTCTGGAGAATCCGTTGAGGAACGAAAGGTCACATCTGGAATAAGTCTACGCAACAAAACGAAGTTGTCGCCTTCGCCCATCGTAACTTGGCTAGACTCAATATACGCAGAAATCGCAGATGCTGGAACCGTCGAGCCATCGTTGAAGCCAAGCTCGTGGTTGTAAAGATAGTGGTCCGTAGACGCCGCAACAGGATTCGCCTCCGCACTACTACGGTCCATCCAAGCCGAACGACCAAGGTTGCCGTAATACCAAATGTTCTGTTGATAGTTAAACACAACATAACGATCATTGTCCGTACTGCTTGCAGAAGGATAAAACCACCAGATTTCCCCGAATGCAGCGTTAACTGCACCAAACGCCTTACCAGCCTGATCAGAGTTAAAGTCGCTAAACACATAGTCGCGAACAGTACAGGCCAAACGGTTGACCACACCGTTGAACATATAAAACTCATCCTGACCCATCCAGTAAACAGTGTCCTCAACGTTAACCGCGGTCAGAGGACCACGGATCGTGACGTTATCAGAAATGATGTTGATACCAAATGTATAGGGGGGCCCTAAATACTGCATGGCGTGAACGGACACATCCGTAAACACCAGAATCTGTTGACGCGTTTCTACCGCCGCCACAATCTCGGACCCCGTGCCAAGTTTCAAATCACCTGCGGTATTGGTAACGGTTGTTTCCCAATCGCGAATGTTGCCCTGATCACAGAACCGAATAAGCAGAGGATCCTGCGTATTGTCCCCTTCAGGGTTTGTGCCAAAAGCAATAACGTGTTTGTCACGATCTGAAACCAAAACCTGTTTTGCAACGACAGGGGGCGAAAATGTGGTTCCAAACGCCGCACTTGAAATGTCTACAGCACGAGTAGACGTTCCGTTAGAGCGATCCCAGTAGTAAATGCCGCCATCCCGTGGGTTGATGATCAAGTCTTCGCCAAAGTTGTCATGCGACCAAGTACGAAGGCTGCGGTTCGCTGCGCTTACAGCCGCAGCCGAGCCCCAAGTTCCACGGCCCCAAGTTCCCGCGCCCCAGCCTGTACCAAACGTAACCGTGTCTTGTCCCGTGTTTACTTGATACGCACCGACAATGCTTCCTCCGCCAGAGCCTGTGTCGGACGAGTCTGCAAAAACGTACGTCGGATCTAGGCCCGTGGTTGTCGTAATAGACCCAATCGTAGAAACAGTTCGCAAGTCAATGAGGTACGAGTTTTCATCAATCAACGACACAATTTGATATTCTTGGTTCAAAACGTCGGCTGTCGCCTGACTTCCCAAACTAACCGCGCCAGAGTAAGTTACAAAGTCATATTGGTTAGCCCCATGGTTCGTATCAGACACGGTAACTGTAGCGCAGTCTACCGCATCCGAGGCAGTGTGGGCTGCGGCTGTAGTACCATTAAACCCACGAACACAGTTCGTTAGATTGTTTCCGCTGACCCCAACATACTCAATAGTTTCGCTATTGATCTGTATAATCCCAGAAGTTGGAAACCCAGAAGAACTTGTCAACGGAATTGTCGTGTCAGTGCTTAGTATGTTTGCAGATAACGTGTTAGCTGCTGCGGCAAAGGAAATCTCTCCCGCCGCCGTAGTATTACGAATAGGGGTGACATCGTAATATCCACCCCCTTCGTTGATGTAGTATTTTAGGTGAGTGCCTGCACCGATGAAGTTAGTGCCATCCAAAGCTGTCCAATTCATCAACGCGCGGCATGTTCCCAAAAAGTTAAATTTTGAGAATTTTTCCCAGCCGCCGATCTTTTCTGGTACGCCAAACCGAAAACGAACTTTGTCGCACTCGTACCATCCGCCCTCGTTAGAATACGAAGTGGTTTCTTTGTTGATCCCAGGGCGGAATTGCAGTTTGGTTAGCGGCATTCACTTCTCTCCACCTAGTTGACTGCTTCAGGCTCTTCCTCTTTTTGAAGCGATGCAACCAACATTTGAACAAAAGACTTTTTCCCAACAGCCAATTGATCCAAGTTAAATTGTGTTGATTGTATCTTACGCTCCAAATCTCGAATGTGTGCCGCTAACAGCTTTTGTTCTTGGGTCAGAGTTTCCTCTGCGTATTCTTTGTCGTCGACTACGATGGCGTTTGTTTGTTTCTCTGCCATTGTCTTCTCCTTCTAAGTTATTCAGTGGCCCACGGTACTCCCGCTGCGCTGGTTGGGTTCTTGTCAGCTTCAATCTTAGCAGCAATAGCCGCCTCAACATCTTCCTGACCTACTTGAGCTTGCGCCCATGCAATACAGTTAGCTTCTGTTACACTGTCGTAAGCAATAAAGCCGTCTGCATTCGCATCTGGTGAATGGCCTGTTGCGCCATAGGATGACGCTGAGTAATCACCGTCTACGCCCTCGCAGCGCCAGTGTACGACAGTGATACCACCGTTTGAGAAATTACGTTCAGTCATTGGGACGGACCATGTGTAAGTTACAGCCATTGTTCTATCCTTTTACAATTAACGTGGTATTATCCACAGTGAAGTGTACATGGGTACAATTTAGAGCCATCGTCAAATGTCTCTTTTGCAATCGTTGACGTGATTTTTGCTACGGTGCAGGATCGCATAATGTCATCTGCTTGGACACGACCAGTTCCATCCCCAGCACTCTCAATTAAATCACCGTTCTGTACTGTAACGCCTGATCCAATACGAATAAAGGATGCACCAAGGGACTCCACAGAAACATCACCATCCGCATATTGCCCACCAAAAACACCATACACAGAACGGTCACTTGCAACATCACTCACTTTAACTTTAGCAAGGCGTTTATCTGTTGTTTGCCCCACAGCAGTTGCTGTTACGGTGTTTCCATCTTCATCACATGGGATAGTGTACTCTTGACCAATTACATAATCAGCATGACCAGCCATAGCTAGTTTTTCAACATCACCCTCTTCGTTTGTAAACTCAAAGTCTGTCCACTGCATCATCTCATCAATGGTAGACATGATGCTGCCTTTAAGAACGTTTGTAGCGGCTGTTTGTGACCAGTGAGCACCAACAAAAGTATTATACCGTATTGTTGTATTATCTGTAGTATCAATGTCGCCGATAGTGCTGCCTTGATAACGAAACAGAATATAGTTATGAGTTCCAGCAGAACCAGAACTATCGTTTAAGTAAACCTGTGAAGTGTTATTTGTTGATGAATACACAGAACCAGTAGAGGTAATAGCAAAACCTTCTTCGCCACCACTACCACCTATGGCTACATTGTGGACTTCAAAAGTATAAGCAGGTGACGTATTCTCAATACCTACTCTACCGTCACCACCAGTGTCTTGTACTCGCATGACATTATTGCCAGCGGGTTGGAGATCTATTGGTGCGGTCGTTGTTGTAATGTTAAGTTCGTCACTATTATTCCATTGAACAGTGGCTTTTTGAACACCGCCACTGTACATTCTATATTCTGCTTCACCAGAATCATTAGCATCCGCAATGAAGAGAGCATCTGCATCACCCGTATTAGTGGTTTTAGCACGAATAATAGCATCTGCCGCTGTCCTCTGAACGTCTAAGTCATGACCTGGGCTTGAAGTACCAATACCTAGATTACCAGAACTATCGATGCGCAAGGCTTCTGTGGCGTTAACATACGTAACCATCGCATCGTTGTTATGATCATAAATCAGTCTGCCAACAGTTGCACTATCACCATCACCGAAAAATATATTTGATTGACCAGTTGTCCCAGCTATTCCAATTCTCAATGATGCATCGTCTGCTGCGTTCGTGCCTTCATTATAAATTCTGGCTGTAAGGGTTGCAGCACCACCATCTTTTTTAACATCTAGTGGAAATCCTGGGCTTGAAGTACCAATCCCAACATTACCTGATGATGTGAGGCGCACCCGCTCCACACCGCCAATCACCCACGCCTGATCCTCAGAACTGTTGCTTTGGTGCAGCCATGTCGGATTGGCAGTGGTTGCATCGTCAGGATAAATCCGGTAGTTTCCGCCGCCGCTGGATACTGCGTCGAAGTTAAAATCTCCCGTAGACGAAACAGTGCTTTTTACAGTACCAGTTACGTCTAGTGGTTGTGACGGGCTTGAAGTCCCAATCCCAACACGATTATTCGTGCTGTCTACATAGAGGGTGTTTGTATCCACAGCCAGATCGCCAGCAACATCAAGCCCCGTAAATACGTTGTATGCGTAGGATGTTGTGCCGCCACCAGTGAATCGAATAACAGCACTCAGCCCCGCTGCAAGCGAATAATCCCGAGCCGCATCATATGTACCTTGAAACAATAACAGCGTCTGGTTGGTGTTGTTATGAATAAAGAACACTTTCTCAGAATCGTTAGGAGTCAAGCGAACATACGTGTCGCCGCCTGGTGTACCTGTAAACTCAACAAAACGATTTCGACCATTTGACGATGTACCGTCCGTAATTTCAAGATCGTTAGGCGAACCAGAGGTTCCCGTTCCTGCTAATGCAATCGAAACCTGTCCATCAAGAGCCTCGTCCAACAGATCAAAGTTTACGTTCGTGGTGTCGCCCCATGTACCGGATTGTTCACCAGTTGCAATTTTTTCAATACCGTTGTTCGTAGTATATGTACTTGGCATGGTTTTCCCCTATGCTGCTATGTCTTCCCAACCTGGAGTCTGAGACGGTGATTCGTCACTCCAAGAAGGGGTGGAAGATGGTGTTATCGGAGTATAACTCGGATTCTGATTTGGAACAATAGGACCCCAAACAAGAACCTGTGATGTTTTCCCTGTCCCAGAAACTCCGTCTGGAAACACATTTGATGCTGCCGTAACTGTAACCGACCCCACCTGACCCGTTGCAGAGACACCAGTGACAGAAACATCTTTTGGTATTGATGCGACAACCGACCCCACCTGCCCTGTACCAGAAACGCCCGTAACAGAAACATTAGAATCTGCTGTTGTAGTAACAGATCCAACTGATCCTGCGGCTTCCACACCAGTGACAGGAAATGTGATTCCAAGACTTAAAGTAACAGATCCAACTAAACCTGTGCCTTCCACACCAGTGACAGGAACTGTGATTCCAAATTCAATGTCAACAGAGCCTACAGCCCCTGTCGCTTCAACACCTGTTGGGGAAACATCAGCATTTGCAACGACCGTTACAGCCCCTACTGATCCTATTGCCTGAAGGCCCGTAGTAGGTACATTTGCACCTGCATTTACAGTAGCTGTACCAGATTCACTAATTCCTTCAAGACCAGTGACTGTAATATTAGCTATACCAGTAGCTGTTACGCTACCTACAATCCCTGTTGCTTCAATTCCTGTTGGAGAAACATCAGCATTTGCAGAAACTGTTACAGATCCCACTGCTGCGGTTGCAGACACACCGCTTACGGAAGCTGCTGCACTTTGCTGAACACCTGCCTCACCAACTTCTCCAGTGGCGCTTACACCTGTTGGCGAAACATTAGCTTCCGCGATAGTCGTTACAGAACCAACATTACCAGATGCACCAATTCCTGTTGGAGAAACATCAGCATTTGCAGAAACTGTTACAGAACCAACACTACCTACAGAGGATACACCTGTAACAGAAGTATTTGATTCTGCAACAACTGCTACAGATCCCACACTGCCTGTAGATGATATGCCGGTGACAGAGACAACAGCTGAAGCTAAGGCCTCAACTGAGCCTACTTGACCTGTGGCACTTAGTCCTGATGGAGAAACATTAGCTTCCGCAACAACTGTTACAGATCCCACACTGCCTGTAGCTTCAAGACCCGTAACAGGAACATCACTTGCTCCTGATACAGTAACAGAACCAATTTGGCCTGTAGCAGCAACTCCCGTTACTGTTACAGGAAGTGGCCTGCTCCAAGCCCCTTCAGACCATGTGCCTCGCCCCCAACCTGCAATAAGTGCCATTTCAATAGCCTAAATTATTTAGGCTATACGAATAATCGCAGTGCTTGCGTCAGCAGTTGGGAAAACAATAGTAAAGTCCCCAGCAGTAGATGTTTTATCTCCACCAAAATCCAGAACAACAACGCTAGGATCACCTGTCGCCGTATCGTTATAGATCAACGCTCCACGAGCCGTGATTGTCGCTGTAGAAAACGTTAAGTCAGCAAAATCAGCATACGCGGTTGTACCAGATGTCGTAGGCGTAACGTTTGTCAATGTACCGCCGCCAGCAGAATAACCTGTACCACTTACCTCATTCGTAGCAGTATAAGCCGTTGTTGCTGCTGTAAAGGAAGCACTGTTGGTGTACATTGCCAACTTAAAAGTATTTCCCGTAGACGCAGTAAAATCGTGTGTTGCAGTCATAAGCTCTTTTTTAAAGCTCGTACACATAAAGTTGCCAGTAAAGGCCATGTCACAGTCTCCTGATTAGTTCGGCGAGGTTTGGATGTCCCGCATCTGTAAGTGCATTATATACCGTAGTTCTGTCGCTTTTGATAGCCTCTCGTAGATAGAACGCAACTAAACGAGAAATATCCCCCTTAAATGCCCTAGCTTGAGCCTGTATTCCAGGATGCGCTTCATCCGAAACAGAAATGATTTTATCCGCACACCGTTCCGCTATTTCTTCTGGCGTAAAGCCACGGTTCTGAGTGGTGTGTACCTCAACCGAAAACCCATCCGGCTCTGCTATTTGAAGCTTTGGTATCATGATTTAATCCTTACAATTCTACCTGTAACATACTCGTCCGTCGTCTCTTGAGCTTCACCGAGGTTCTTCATACGACCCAGAGCTTCTTGGAACCGAGCCATGTACATGCCCATAACATCCTGTTCGCCCTTCATGTATGTATACGCCTCGATCAACGATCCATACAACAAAGAAATTTCCGCATTCGTGCTTAACCAAGTTGTGCCAGATCCTGCGCCCGCCGTTAAGCTTGCTGGGCGATAAAAATAGTGCAAGTCAGTGACAAAGTTAGCATTTGGAGTTGGACCCAAAATAAAGTTATCTACATCAAATGATGCATAGTACAAAGGCAACCCCGTCGTCGTTGCATCGGGAGTATATGTCTGAACAAAGTCCGTGTCTTTAAACATCAAGAACTGTAAGTCATCGTTGCCATCAACAACAGAAAGAGAAAGAGGTGCCAAGAAGTCTAAAGGAGCCGCCAAATATTTATTACCACTCGTCATCGAACCAGAAACGTTCTTCTTAAACAGGTTCAACTGCACACTCTTCAAGATGCGCTCTTCCGCTAAACGAATAAACAAAGGAATATTGTTTACGAAACTTGTTTCGTCGTTTTCGCAATAATCCTGTATTGCTTGGGTTAATTCGGTAAGTGTGAACGCCATTTGCTTTTCTCCTACGTCGTCACTGTTACCGATCCAACCGACCCTAACATACGAGGACGGGTCAGTTTTGGATATTCAACAGTCGGAACGCCAACATATACTTGTAACGCCTCAGCTACATCAGGTCTTGGGTTCCGAAGAGCTTGAGGATCTGGACCAACCTTAATCGGAAACAACTGTGGATGCTTCGGCTCATATTCATCTGGACCAACCAAAGCACCCGTCCACTCCTTCTTCATCTCACGAAGACGGTAACGGCGACCTGACCGATCAGAAATACCCCAAGCTTTGCTTCCACTTGCGTATGCCATTAGACCCTCAAGTATCGAATACTAGGTTGCAGTTTCAAAGGAACGCGGTCATCGTCTTCATCCGATGCACGTTGGAACTCTTCCTCGTACACAGCTTTAAGCATTTGAAGACGCTCTGGCGCACGTTTCATGGCGATGTAATAGGCAAGACCAGCAACCATGCATGGATAGAAACGGAAAGGCATATCAGTAGTGTTGACAAGCGTATCCGCATCCTCAATCCTTATAACATAGTAGTAAACAATCTGGTCCGTAGAGTTTTCT